GGGATAATGATGTGTATCTTGGCAGCAAGTGAGTTGCGCAGGAAGGAGTTAATGTAGGTAGCGGTCTTGTTGCTACCCTGGATATATGGGCGTGCGCCTTGGTGGGTTTCGTTCACACCATAGAACTCATCGACCGATTTCTCCCGATGGTGGGAAATTGCAGCGAACTGATAGTTGTCTACTTCTGACAAATTAAACTTAGGGTATATCTTATAGCTACTTGCGCCATACGTCCATCTACCTACCGCAATATGTCGGAAGTCGTTGTAGTTAATCATCTCATAGGCTACATCTTGCCGTGTGGTGGCAAGACGGCAGTGCTTGTTCTCCATTGCTTCAAGCCCTGCCACTGGCTGCATACCCAATCGCTTACCACGTGCAAAACGCCATTTCACAAAGAAGTCGCCAAAGTAGTAGAAGTTCTTGATGCAGGTCTTAGCAAAAGCCTGTGCCGAGGTTTCCATTCCACGTTCACACCACGTATTCATCCAATCGTCCCACTCGGGTAGTGCAAGGTACTCACGTTTCATCTTGCCACCTTCTATCGTCTGCATATAGGCACATGGACCATGACCGTAGAGCATCTTAATCTCCTTGCTGTATAAGCGTGGCAGCAGACGGTTCTCCTTGATCTCCGCCGTTACTTCATCGCACAGGGCGTTGTTCACACCACGCATACAGACTTGGTAACCATTGACACTGAGCCACTGATGTTCGTGCATAGTAAGCTGTCTGCCTTGCGGAACGAGTAAGCCTGGTGTTCCGAACACCTGCTTGCCTTCGCCTATCTGAAAGGATAGCACATTACCGTCCATTATATATGTGCCGGCATTGCCATATAGTTCTATACTGTCTGTCATAACCAATTTATCTTGTGTAGTTTATATCCATCTTGTGGAAAGCCCATATACCTGATGAGTATGCGGTAGCACATCTTAGGTTCTCCATGCTCGTCCTCAAACAGAAAGTAGTTCTCCGAGTCCACGCCAAACCTATCCTGTGGTAGCTGGGTGCGGTACTTGCAATGAGGCTTCACTATGAGCTTATCCCCAGCCATACCCTGCGACCTTGAATAAGGGAAGAAGCACAGCGTGAAGTCACCACCAGGGAGCTTGCTAATCTCCCTTGCCCACTGCATCGCATTGATGCCGTCCATTTCGATAGCCTTCTTCATCACTTGCGAAATTACGCAATTCCCCTATGGGGGCAAAGGACGTCAAATGGTGGCTGACGTCATATTTCCGTGCTTTTGAGAGGTTGCACCTCAATATCCAAAATCAGCGGTGCGTGCTGATAAACGTCGTTTATTTATTTTCGTTTTTGATTTTCAGGACGCAAACCGCTGATTTTCAACAAAGTAACTTTTTGACCTATGTAAATAGCCCTCGTTATTGCCTATTTTTGTCAACTTTTTATGTTGCTTTTGCTACATTATTGGGGCTTAAATGGCTATGTTTTCGGGCAAATCGTCGGGATAACTGCTTAATTCCTTCTTGATAAGGTCGGCATAAAGACCATATAGAAGGTAAATCATTGCACTCGGAAGCTGCGTTGTTAGCCCAGGTCGCCGTTTTAGTTCTTCCTTCTTCTCCGAGGCTTTGTCAAGCTCAATTTTGCCGTTGGTTTTCTTGAGCGGACTGATAAGGATAGCACTGCAAAGGTTAGGGCACTCGTTCTCATCGATACGCACCTTTGGGAGCAAGGGAAGTTTCTCGCCAAAGAGTAACTGACACAGACGGAACTGCTGCCAGTGGTAGATGGTGGGCGCACCGTCGTTGTAAAGAATAACGGAGAAGCCGTAACTCTCCAAAGCTGCCTTCATTGTCAGTGAGTCGGTGGTTATCTGCTCCAGTTCCTCACGTGTCTTGTTTCCGGCACGGTCGGGGTAGAGGTGGATAACTTTATTTACTGCATCTGTGCCGAAGAACGAGTACACCTGCTGTGCAAGGTTCTGCTGATCGTCGGGAATATATGCCCAAAACTCCTTAATGATGTCGAAGCGGTTACCATAGTCTTTCTTCTGTCCCACGATGAGCGACTGGAAGTTTCCCGGGTCGTAGCCTATGTAGAGTGGTTCTCGCTTATCGTAGTGGCGCAGGTAGCGTGCCGTGAGCAGGAACTGGTCTTTGAGGTCGAACTTCAATATCTGGTCATAGATATAGCTGTCCTTGAACTGATGCCGCTCGTGGTCGTAGGTGGTGAAGAACTTATTGGTTACCTCCTTGTGGCGAATGGCACAGATAGCCGTGAGGAACTCATCTATATCGAGCGTGTCGAGCTGGGTCTTGAAGAACTTGGGACCGAGAATGTCCTTATTGCAGAACGATGATGCACGGATATAGTAGATGGCATTACGGCGCATATCGGCAAGGCGTGGCTTCCATCGTGCCACAAAGGAATTGAGCCGTTCGGTTTCCAGTCGTATATTCTCCATCACAACGGGATTTTTGGTGTTGCGCAGCTCCTGCTGAAGGGTGAACTGCTTGTACAGCGACTGGTTGATGGCAAGCGACACGCTGGCAATCTCCTCGATGAGCTGGCGGTCCATCTTGTTTTCGTATTCCTCAAACCAATCGTCCTCACCCAAATCGACACGAGCCGTATCGCTCACACCTGTAACACCTTCGTAGTAGGCCGACCGTCTTATCTCTGCCGAGCCACCACGGAGCGAAGGGAACAGACGCGACTTCAGCTTCTCGCCGCTGTTGTGCTTCATCTCCTCCACGAAGGCGTGTACGGCATTACGACCTGCCACGCTCTCGGGCTGGTCGGAAGACACGAGTTGCAGGTGCGCTCCGTTGCGAAAGATAACCGAGTGCTTGGCGTAGGCTATCGGATAACGTGGGCGACGGAAGTGCGAGGGCAGCTTTGCCTCGCCCACTACATAGTCGATGCCATACTCCAGCATCGCACGCTGCTTGCCGTTCACCATAACGGGACGAGAGAACGATGCTTGAATGTTCGGCCATACGTTCGTCATCAGGGCAACGTAGGTCTTGTGTACCAGGAACGACAGCTCGCCTGGCATATCGTTCGCCACACGGATAAGCCGTGGCACAATCACTCCCTCCGTCTTACCTGTGGCACGCGCCCACTCGGCATAGAGCATATTGGGGTCGATGATGTTCGCCAACAGCTGCACGTGGTTCATATAGTAATGCTCAAAGTCGAGCGTACTGTTCTCGGTTGATTGTATATCAGTCATTGGGCAGTTCCTCCACTATTTCGGCATCCTGAATATCGGCATCACGCAGCAAGCGTTTCTTCTCCTTGTTCTCGATAGGCAGGGAGTCGATAAGTGTAACATAAAAACCTTGGTTGTGTTTGGCAGCAATCTCCTTGAGGTTCTTCTTCGAGAAGCCAAGTTCCTCGGGGGTTAGCTCAGGAGAAATTAAGAAGAGAACTCCTAAGTCCCTGTCTGCCTCTGCTATCTCTGAAGACCTACGACGGCATTCCAAGGCAGCGTCATAGCACGACTTCATACCCTTATAGTCGCGATTGAGGGCACAGAGTTTAGCAAGATCCTCATACTTGTTGGCAAAGTTGCTTTCCCAAACTTTAATGGGGACATTACAATCCACCTGAAAGTAGTTGATAGCCTGATAGATTCTCGCCATACAGGTGCGTTCCTCTATCTTTATCCGTTGCTCTGCATTGATACGGAGCTTCAGCTTTTTTGCAGCTCTTGTAATGTTACGCTCATGCTCGAATATCTCCGCAGACCATTGTAGTTGCTGTAAGAACAACTTTATTTCCTGTGGAATACCCTCGCAGTCCCCATTCGTCAAGAATGCGGATATAAGGTCAGGGTGTATGGAGTCTAACTTCTCAATTTCACTTTTCATATTCCAAAGAGTTTCATACGCAGGTCTTTTTCGGCACGCTCATTCTTACGTTCCTCAAGCAAGGTAATGGAGTCGTTGTCTCCTTTCTCCGCTTTCTTGGCAAGCTCTGCGTCAATGTTATATTCGCCAAGCGCAAGCCCTTGTTGGTATGCCTCGCAATATACATCACCAGGCATAGCTATACGATACAGCAAGGCTATACGCTTAGTATTCCTCAGACCGAGCAGCTGGCAGATACGTTCGGGGGTATAATTCAATGCCCCGAACGTTCTGACTTGATTTATATACTCATCTGTGAGAATTTCTTTCTGTGTTAATTCTGACATAGAATTATCTTTTTGGTGGCTTCCTCTGATAAGACATTGCCGTCCCTCTCCAATAGAACTGGCTGTTGAGGAAACATTGCCATGTATCTTCGTACAGTGGCAGACACGTATTTCGGGTCTATTTCCATTCCGTAGCCAATGCGGTCGGTCTGTTGGCACGCCATAATAGTAGAACCTGAACCAGAGAATACATCAACAACAATATCGCCGTTCTTGGTGCTGTTGGTAATAGGATATGCCATTAGGGCGATAGGCTTCATTGTGGGATGAATTCTATTGGCTTTTGGCTTATCGAAATTCCAAATGGTTGTCTGCTTCCTGTCTGAGTTCCAAAAGTGGGCTGCACCAGGCTTCCAACCATATAGGCATGGTTCGTGCTGCCATTGGTAATCCTGACGTCCCATCACAAGGGAATCTTTTACCCAAATACAGCATTGCGCAATCTTGAATCCTGCTTCTCGAATGGCTCTACGGAAGTTCTCGCCTTCAGAGTCCGCATGGAATACATAGAAAGAACCTCCTGCTTTGACAATGGAAAACATCACGTTGAATACAGACTGCAAGAAGCGGAGGAACAAATCATTCTCCATTGAGTCGTTCTGAATGGTAAGTTTACTATCTCCGCCACCTTCATAATTTACATTATAAGGAGGGTCTGTGAGAATCATATCAGCAACTCGTCCATTCATCAGCGTAACAATATCCTTTTTTGAACGACAGTCTCCACACATCAGCCTGTTGTTACCGAGTCTGAAGACATCACCAGGACGGGCAAAGACATCACTATCCTCTTGTGGAATGGTTTCAACGGTGTCCTCTTGTATCTCTGTTGTGTCATTCTCTGTTGCAAACAACTTATCAGTTCCGACAGAGAAATCATTTTGCTTTATCTCATAGCCAAGGTTGAACTTGGCAAGGTCATCGCCACTAATATTGTACTTCGTGAATAAAAGGGTGTCGGGATTCTTCTGCGCAAACTCTGAGTTATATGCAGCGATTTCCTCTACTGCTTCTTTTTTATTAGAAGCCTGTATTTCCTCATAGGGAATGTCGGGAATCTTGAAGCCATAGGAGCGAAGCCCGAGAAGAGCCTTCCTTCTTTGGTGCGCATCGATAATCCACAGCTTACCGTCGGGATCTTTCCACACTTTGAATGAATACTTGAAGCCACGAGTGATAATGAGCATCTGCAACTTCGATAATTTGTCTGCATCAGGCTTTTTGAAATCTTCCTGAAGTTCGATAAAAGAGTCCAGCGGGGCAGTAGGAAGGCCACCCAAATTAAAAACTTTTATGCTATTTTCCATTGTCATTATTTATTATGTTGTTCAAGAACCATTTTGAAAAGTCGCTCCCTTTCCTGATGCCTTTCGAGGTTCTTTCGGTCGGCGGTGCGCTTATCCTTTCTATCGCTTCGTTTGAGATAGGAGCGATAACGCTTGATGTTATCAAGCACATTCTTATGCTGACGGAGGAACTCGGCAGGGTCGGAGCGGAGTAATTTGATGAGCTGGGCAATCTCGGAGCGTCCGAAGAGTATAGGGTGCTTACAGAGAAACTTGCCCGTGTCATTGAACGATTGCAGCTCGGCGAATGCCTGAAGATTACGTATGCGCAATTCTGCCATATCAGCTACTGCCTGCGCATTACG